CGCTGAATATTATCAAGATAAGAAAAAATATCATGATTTCTTTGGCATTATTGAATACATTGAACGTTTTATGTACAGACCTTTAAGAAATTTGATTTTTGGTAACAAAGAAAAGGAGAAAGAATACTGGATTAACGATGAAGATATAAATAAGGACGGCGTTTAATATGGATGAATATCAAAAAATAGTCTATAAAAAATTCCCTGCACATTCTTGGTTATCCAATAAAAATAATTTTGAAAGAATTATTGATTATGTTACATTTTATCGCCGTAATATTCCAGTATTTGTCGAGCATTATTTGAAAATCCCTTTACACTGGTATCAGATAATATGGCTTTATTTGCTTAATATGTACATTAGTGTTGTTATCATAGCTGGACGTGCAAATGCAAAATCTTTTGTTATTGCAATTTTTTCGTGTGCTAAATGCATTTTATATCCAAATACAAAAGTAGTTATCGCTAGTGGTTCAAAAAAGCAGGCATCTCTTATTGTAAAAGAAAAAATACAAAAAGAATTAATGCCTAAATCTGAAAATCTTAGACGAGAAATAGAAACAATTAAAACAAGTACAAATGACATTGAGGTTGTCTTTCGTAACGGAAGTTCTATAGTTGTTGTAGTTGGTGGCGAAGGTGCGTTAGGTTATCGTTCCACAGTTTTGATTTTTGAAGAATTTAAACGTATCCCAAAATATATCGTTGATAAAGTGTTAAAACCGTTTCAAATGACTCGTCCTTCACAGTTCCGTACCAACGAAGAATGTGAAAAATATGGTGTTAAATACAAAGAAAATGATGAGTTTTTAGAAGAGGCAGTTAATATTTATATCAGCTCTGCTGCTCCGACAAGTCATTGGATGGGTAAATTGTTAAAAGATACTGTTAGTAGCAAATACGGCGACAATTCTGCTTGTATGCTTGCTACAGATTATTCTATTGCTTTAAAACATGCAATTAAAACAAGAGCACAACTAATCGAAGCAAAACGAAGTACAGACCCGATTACTTGGCGAGAAGAATATGAAAACGAAATGTTACGTGAAGGTGCAAATTCATATTTTACATATGGACTTTTGACGAAGAATCAAACAAATAAAAAGGCATTCTATCCTCGTAGATATGAAGATGTAAGAAATAAGCATAAGAATCCTTATAGTATCCCAAAACAACCAGGTGAAATAAGAATACTTACTTGCGATATGGCGTTTATTGAGCGTTCTAATAAAAACGATAATTCTTGTTTTACTTGTATTCGTGCATTGCCTGAAAGTATGACATATACTTCAGAAAATATTGATGGTAAAGTTGTTGAGGTTAAAAATGGATACAGAAGAATCGTTCCATATATCGAAGCGAATCCGGGTAGTGATGTAGATAAACAAGCAATACGAATAAAGCAATTATACTACGATTTCGAGGCAGACTACTGTATACTCGACACACGCAATGGCGGAATTTTAACATATGATAGACTTGCAAAGATTTTATACGATGAGAGTCGTGATTGTGAATATCCAGCATGGCGTTGTATGAATGACAAAGATATTGCTAAACGTGTTAATGTCGCAGGTGCGGTAGAAAATGTTTTTACAATTAATGCAAGTCAAAAATTAAATAATGATATTGCTATTGCATTAAGAGGAACATTGGAAAGCCATATGATTGATTTGCTTGTAAATTTGGATGAGGCAAAAGACATCCTCGAATCGCACATTCCCGAATATACTTCTACACCTGACGTAGATGTGGCAGTATTTTATGAAAGACCTTACCTTGAGACACAAGCTCTCATTAATGAAATGATGTCATTGGAGTACACTCGTAATGAGCAAACAGGAATAATTACACTTTTTGAAACAGGTAGTAACACGAAAGATAGATATGTTAGTTTAGCATATGGTAATTATTTTATCGGATTGCTTGAACAAGACTTGGTTGGAGACACCTCGGAATATGAGTTTTGTACTCTTATAAACTAATAAAGTTACATATTGAGAAAGGAGACATCTCGAAATATGCCTAAAGATGATATAAAGCGTGAGCGAGGACATCCCTCTCAAACGCAAACATTTACAGAAACAAATTCAGTTTCTCAACAAGAAGTCAATAATTCTTATGAATTCAATAGCTATTTTAGTACATTGCCGGTGAACGATTATAGTTCAATCTTTGGTTGTAACCTATATACAGAATTTACGCCAGAGGAAATTCGTGCTATTGTAAAAGATCCGATAGCAAATCATTCGCTTACCCGTAAGCTTGCGATGTTTGTTTATAACAGCGAAGGTGTCGTTACAAATACTATTGATTATATGGTTGCTCTTCCTTGTTTGGATAGAGTGGTTAATGTAAAGAAACGAAAATTTGGTAAAACAAAAATTAATAAAAATAAAGATTTAATGCTTTTAACATTAGAATCAATTAAAGATAAGCAATTTATTCGTGATGCTCTTTTCACAGATATGAACGAAGGAAATTGCTTTTATTATTTTGAAACAACAAAAAGGGTCAATGATGCAACTAAGGCATTGTCCGACTATGATGTTGAAAACATTGTAGAACTTTGTGATTTGGGGATGAATGCTTCACTCATTCCTCTCCCCTATGAATATTCAAAAATTGTAGGACGAAAAAATAACAGAAATGTTATGGCTTTTAACTTGAGGTATTTTCAAGAACAATGTGTTACACAAGATGAGCGTAACCGTAAATTAAAGAAATACCCCGCAGAAATTCGTAATGCGTATTATGCGTGGGAAAAAGGGAATTTTTCATCTAATAATTGGGTTGTATTGGATAACAAACATACGATTGCACACAAAATCAAATGCAAAATAAGTGAGCCTTGGGGACGCCCATTGGCTATCGCTGCAATATCGGATATTTTATATCAAAATGAGTTTATAGACACTAAGAGAAATGTCTTGCGTGAATTAAATAATCGTATTGTTGTCCAAACTCTGCCAGAAGGCAAAGATAAAGGTAGTTGTGCCTTAACCAAAACTCAACAACAAGACCAACACGATAAAGTTAAGCAAGCAGTCATGACTAAAAACAATCGTGGTGGAACATCATTCTTTACAGTATCAGCAGGCACAAAGATAGGAACATTAGATGTCGGCACGGCTGATATTTTTGACCAAAAGAATGAAGGCGATTTAACTGATAAAATTGCTATGGACTTAGGTATGGCAGCTCAACTATTGGGTGCATCGTCAACAGGTACTTTTGCAAATGGTCAAAGCAACTTGGAAATGATTAATGCTCAACTATATACGTGGATTCAAGAATTGCAAAATGAACTTAATTACGTTATTAACGAAAATATCATTAAAGATAACCATAATAAAGTTGAAGTATATTACTTGCCTACTTCAAGGGTCAATAGGCAGCAGTTTTTTGATATGATGAAAACTTTGTATTTACAAGCTTCTGGTTCTATGACACTGCTTGTAGCAAGCACGGGTATTAATCCAGACGTTTATTTTAATATTCTTGATGAAGAATATGATAGTAAAATATTTGATAAATATCTGCCGCATCAAACAAGTTATACACTTTCTAAAGACGATAATGTTGGTGGTAGACCATCTGTAGATAATCCTACAAAAGAAAGTACAATCCAATCACAAAGTAATGGAGGTAATAATCTCCCAAGTCCAAGTGACAACAAATAAAACTTAATAATATGAATAATAAGTTGAAATCTATATGAGTAGGTTTCTTTTTATTATAAAAAATGAAAAGGAGGATTAAAGAATGTTAAATAATATCCTCGAAATTTCAGAGACAACCACTAAAGGCGGACGTGTACCAGTAAAGATTGCTTTATTAAAAATAGCTGATGACGACATAAATGAAACAAATAAGAATGGGCTTCATTGGAAAGAAGAGTATGTAAAAAATGCAATGCATAGTGTAAAAATGATGCCGATATGTACAGCTTTTTGTGATGACGATAGAACTGTTCCATTAGATCATGGATACACAGGGGTATTTATCAATGACGAAGGACTTGAAGAACCTGAATTTGAAAATTCTGAAGTTGTTGGCTGTTTTGAAAGTGCTTCTATTGAAAATGTTGAAGTTAACGGTGAAACCATAAAGGCATTAGTTGGTACAGGATATTTTTATATACAGCGTTATCCGTCGTTTGTTTCATGGGTGCGTAAAAATTATGCATTGAGCACAGTAGACACTTCAATAGAGATTGTTGGATTACCATCTAATAATAATAAAATTATATATGAAGAAGATGAACCTACTGAAAAATATAGAACGCCTAAGGAATTCCTATTTTCGGCTAGTTGCGTACTTTCTGTGCAGCCGGCTGACAGTCACGCAATAATTCTAGAGGTTGCTCAAAAGAAAAACAAAAAGGAGGAAGAAGAAACAATGGAT